ATTCCCGCAGGGATCTAAAACTAGATAACGATCTCTCTTGAAACTCATACAAACCCCGGTTATGTTGTCGGGGCTTTTTCATGGCTAAACAGTCTGTGAAATGTGCCGGGGTTATGAGCTTTAATCTAGCTGGTTCAACAAGTTAACGATGATCGTTGAAGCAAGCTATGTCGCTATAACCCGTGCCGGTTCGAGTCCGGCCTTCGGCACCATTAGTACTTCCAAGAACATCCGAGAAAGTCCAATCATCCCTTTAAAATCAATGCTTGCAGCGATTTTTACGTCCTGAGTCGTCCTGAGGTTGTCCGTTGAAATCCGGATGTCATTGGGGGCATAATTGGGGGCATCTTAACTTCGATTAGAAATGTGCCCCCAAATGAAGCTCAACGCCAGACAGGTCGAGACCGCAAAGCCAAAAGACAAAAACTACAAAATGGCCGATGGCGGTGGTTTGTATCTCGAGGTTTCGGCCAAGGGTTCTAAATACTGGCGCATGAAATACAGACGCCCCTCCGACAAGAAAGAGGATCGCCTCGCGTTTGGTGTTTGGCCTACGGTGACGCTTGCTCAGGCACGAGCAAAGCGTGATGAAGCTAAAAAGCTGTTAGTGCAGGGCATTGACCCAAAAGCCGAACAGAAAGAAGCTCAGGCTGAGAATTCTGGGGCATATACTTTCGAAACTATCGCTCGTGAATGGCATGACAGTAACAAGCGCTGGAGCGAAGACCATCGATCGCGCGTTCTTCGCTATCTTGAGCTTTATATTTTTCCTCATATCGGTTCGTCAGACATTCGCCTGCTCAAAACCAGCCACCTGTTAGCACCAATTAAAAAAGTTGATGCCAGTGGTAAACACGACGTCGCTCAGCGCCTACAACAGCGCGTCACGGCCATTATGCGTTATGCCGTGCAGAACGATTACATAGACTCTAATCCAGCCAGTGATATGGCCGGTGCACTATCGACAACCAAAGCCCGACATTACCCCGCTTTACCCTCTAGCCGGTTCCCTGAGTTTCTTGCACGTCTTGCTGCATATCGTGGCCGTGTAATGACAAGGATTGCTGTCGAGCTTTCCTTACTAACTTTTGTGCGTTCAAGTGAGTTACGTTTTGCTCGTTGGAATGAATTCGACTTCGATAAATCTCTTTGGCGCGTACCTGCAAAACGAGAGGAAATTAAGGGCGTGCGTTACTCGTACCGTGGCATGAAAATGAAAGAGGAGCACATTGTTCCTCTCAGTCGGCAGGCTATGATGTTGTTAGAGCAGTTAAAGCAAATTAGCGGTAATCAGGATCTGCTTTTTCCGGGTGATCACGATACAACAAAGGTCATGAGTGAAAATACAGTAAATAGTGCGTTACGCGCCATGGGTTACGACACTAAAACCGAAGTTTGTGGGCATGGATTCAGGACGATGGCGCGTGGTGCTTTAGGAGAATCAGGACTGTGGAGTGATGATGCGATAGAACGTCAGTTGAGTCATTCAGAGCGAAATAATGTACGAGCAGCCTATATTCATACTTCTGAGCATTTGGATGAGCGTCGATTGATGGTTCAGTGGTGGGGAGATTATTTAGATTATAATAAGATAACACCTATTTCGCCATATGACTATGCGCAAAATAATTTGAGGTGAAATATCTCAATTAGTTATGTCTGAATATTAACCATTTAATGATTTGTTTTATATGAAATAATGGGGTGTATTATTTGCCACCCCTTAAGGAGATCTTATTTAATTATTTCTGAAATAAATTTTTTATATGGTTATAGTTAGTACTACTTTGAACTCGGAGTAGTCTATCCCATTATAATTTAGGCTGGGCTGAGCTGAGTGCACTTGTATTTTGATATCATGAAGGTCACAGACGAGTTTTGCAAAATACAAGCCATAACCACCACCTGTATTATCAGCTAGAATTGCATTGGCCCCTCTTGATTTTTTGTCAAAAATACTTAATAGTTCGGCTTTTGTATTATGTGGGCCAGTGGAAATGACAGAGACTTCAAGTGTGTTTTTAGATATTTCATCAAAATGAACTTCTATATCTTGATCAGGCAAGGAATATTTAATCGCATTCTCTAAAATAACAAACGGTACGAAATCAAATAAAGGGAATATTTCAATTTCATGATGCGATTTACCATGGAATCCTAATATTTTAACCCGGTTATCTTTTGCATAGTTTTCGAGGCAATGACTTGCTTTTTGGAATTTTTTATAGACTCCAGCTGAATAAGTTTTCTGAAATTCCAATAATTGTGGGTTTTCCTCTATGTCATACACACCTAGTCGAACCGAAATTAATGAACTGGAAGCAAATATACTTTTTACTTTTGCTTTTAAAAGTTCGGGGCTCATGTCTCTTGAACCCATTATTTCTTCAGAGATTCTTTTTATTTCACCATTGAATTTTCTGACTTCATGAATAGAGAAGTCAATTAACTCTTTGTCCGACTCTTCTGTAACCATATTAGTTGGTGGTTTTTTTTGGATTAGTTCTTGTTTTAACTCATATTCTTTACTAATCGACTGAATTACTGAGATAACAGGGAGAGTCGGAAGGAATTCTGGCAGACCCTTTGTCAAAGGGACGTTATAATATCCGGCAACCTTAAATGAAGAGTAAATAGGCTGTTCTTTATTGCCAGTACTATAAGATGATAATCCTTTAGGACAAGTATGGAATCCTTTTTTTTCTGCTATTTCATTATAAAATTTATTACAAATCTTTTTTTTAGTTGATTTACAAACATTAGGCACCGAAAAAAGTAATCCATCATAATTTTTACTTTCTTTGAGATCCCAAACTACGAAAGGAGATAAATTGTTCATCAGCCGATAACCATTTTAAATAATAAACTAGAAAGGAAGCCTGTAAGTACAGTTCTCGTATCTTGAGATAAATTTTCTAATGTTTTATTTGTGGCAAATTTATTTTTGTCCTTAGTAATGATTGCTGTAATGAATTCCTGCTCTAGCTCGAATACCTTTCTTGTTGAGACATTCTTCTCATAGAGAAATGCCCGCATTCTTTTCCATTGAGCTATTGGTGTTGTGACTTTTTTTATCGTTTCATCCAGAACGGAAACCCACTGATCCGAATCAATGTCTTTTGTTAAAACATAATCACAAAGTTTAAAGAACTTATTATATCTAGCATCGAATTGATTGCCGCTGAAGGATATTAATATTTTTTCTGGGTAATTTTTATGAATTTCTTCGATAATATGCCCACCTTCAAATTTAGAACCAAAGGATTTACCTATACCTTTGATGTCGCATATCACAATCGGGTAGTCAGAGACTGCACGTATATCTGTAATATCACTCAGGACCTTAAGGTTAAATCCATGATTTATAAGAATTTGATCATATTGCATTCCTTGATCATCAATGCATACTATTGGTACCAAGTTGCGATTGCTTACTTGATATGGAATGACTTTATTTAACTCGTCAAGTTCATAACATTTACCTAATATAAGCATTTATTACCTCTTGTAAGATTTCTTTATGTTGTCTAAGTATATGCTACATTGAAGTATATTAAATTTATCTATACATTCCTGCTTTATACTTTAGCCTCAAAATTTCAAAAACTCTATCAGATAAATGTGTCTGTGACTCTTTCTTTGGCTGGGGTGTGCGGAAACTATACAAGTAGATGGTTTTATGTATTAAGGCCTCTCTGGATTTTGAACCGGGCTGCGGCTCCATGAATTCCTTTTACTGGCAATCTACCATTAGGCTGGTGCAGAGAGACAAACATTTGCGATTGATTTTGACCTGTTTGAGCATTAGTGATGCCACAATGATTTACATTGTAAATTAGTGAGTTAGTACCTTTATCAGGAACTTAGTGAATATTTTAAGAGCTTAGTTCATTGTGTATAAACTATCGTCACAAGCGCGCAATGCTCTCCCCGCCACGCCTGCCCGCTTAAGGGGGCGCATTTAATGCAGGTGCATGACCTGCCTCAGGGCGCGCCAGTGCTGGCGTTGGCGGGGGTTCCAGTATCGGTAAAACGCATGCAAAACCATGCACCTTATGCATGCATGGCTTTTCTACGTAAAAAAGGCGGGATTTTCGGGAATTTTTGAAAGGACTACTGCGCGGCCAGTTCTGCGCGTCGGCGGGTGTAATTCAGGTTCTGTGCGGGTGTGAATTTTTCACGAAAATCATCACGCGAAGCCGCGTCAGGCCTGAATCCGATGGCCGTTAAAATGTCATTATCCTGCGCCGAATAATTAATTTTTTCACCGGCGGCCAGCCAGACCTGCAGCGCCTCACGCAGATAGTCGAGCGAGTGCTGCATGGCGCAGCGCTGAATGGCGGAATGCTGCCCGGAATAATTCATCAGCTCCGGGGCAAGGGCGGCGGCCAGCTCCGCGCCGTGCGCCTGCATAAAATCATTCAGACGGTTACGGATGCTGATTCGCTGCACCTCCTCATGCGAGCGGATATAACGCCCGGCAGCCTGATTTATTTCCCACTTTTTCACATCGATAATTTCGCGCAGGGTTTGCAGGCTCCGGCCGCTGTGGCCGTTACCGGCAAGCTGTTCACGGTACGCATGTTCGGCCTGCTTCAGTTCATCCCGGCGTTGCATCCAGGCTGATTTATTTGCCTGACAGGCCTCAAAGGCTTTCTGTAGCGTCAGTGTGGTCACGTATGTCTCTCCTGATGTCTGACCGTGCTCACGCACCGGCACGGTTAACGGTGGCCGCCGGTGCGGGTACAGGGATGACCGGCTCTGTTGCCGGTGAACGAATAACCCCGTCAATAGATTCAAGCGTGCGGAACGTGGCCGAGCATTCGATGTTCATGCACTGGTGATAGCGCTGTTTGACGTTATCGGACAGATACCGGCTGGTGCGGGAATGCGCGCTGGTTTTGCAGAACGGACAGTGAAACATTGCTTACACCTCCGCTTTTGTATCGCCGTTTTCAGCCAGCTTTCTGGCAAGCATCATTCTCTTCGCAGGGCTGCGGAACAGCTCCGTATCAACGCCGGTAATCTGCGGCCGGTGCATGCCCGTCACGGACAACACCGGCTCCTGCGTCATATCGAAGTTATACAGGCTGCCCTGACGGCTCAGCGCATCGCGCAGTTCGCCAGTGGCCACGGACTGCGGGGCGCTTTCTCCCTTCATTTCGAGGGCGCGAATGCGCAGCAGGAAAGCACGAATGAGGGCGACGGGAACCGCATTGACAGCCTGAACCCATTCCGCACTGGCGTAAGCGGTAAAGGCATCGTCATGCGCTGACAGGTATTTATTGGCGGTGGAGCAGGCATTCAGCATGGCGCGTGTCCGGTCAGTTTCCAGCTCAGCAATCAGGCCGGTGAACTCGTCGGCCAGCTCACGGCTGGCGATACGCCTGCTGTGCTCAGCTTTCATTTCAGGGGTAAGACTGCCGCGCAGGGTGCGAAAGCGGCTGCGCCAGTCCTGCTCCGCCTCTGCGCTCTCATCGAGGGCAGTCTGGCGCTCCCGGTTACAGCGTTCAATGGACGTATCAATCTCTTTCAGAACCTGCATGCTGGCCGCGTGGGTGTCTCTGGCCGCAGTAAATGTGCTCAGCTTGTCGGTGATGTGCGGGCTGTTCTCTGCGTACTGCTGAGCGGCAACGTCTTGCAGGGCGGTAATGACTGTTTCGGGTTTCATGTTCAGGCTCTCCGTTTATTCAACCTGAAATGATTCTGCCCTTCATCACACAACATCTCGATTCATTGCAGTTGTGGCAGTTCTGGCACAAACACCACTCAAAACCCGGCTGGCCAGAGAAAGGTCTCAGCAAAACCTTACTCTCCATTTGTTTTTTTACTTATAACTGTTCACCACTGTTCACCTTAAGAAAAAAGATAAGTAATACAGTAAGATAAGTGGTGAACAGTTAGGGGGCTGACTGTTCACCGTCTGTTCACCACTGTTCACCCTCCCTTTTTTCAGTCAGCCAATCACTTAGATCTTTTAACGATTAAAAAGTGAAAATATATAAATAAAAGCAATTATGAATAGGCCATCAGTTTGCCAACAATTACCAAAAGATTGCCAACGATTACCACTGTATAAAAATCGTTCTGTTGTGTGGTGAAGCACTACAAAATGACTTGTTGCCCTGAGGGAAAATATTCACAAAATAGAGAGCTACCCGAAGCCGGACGGACACGACCGGCACTGTATAGACTTTGTGAGGTAGCCCGATGCACACCGCTTTTTCTTCCCCGTCTTCTACCCCTGCCGCGCCACTGATGCCGGTTTCTGATACCGTTCACGAACGCTTTATCCGTCTGCCCGAAGTGATGCATCTGTGCGGCCTGTCCCGCTCGACCATTTACGACCTCATCAGCCGGGAAGCCTTCCCGAAACAAATCTCCCTCGGCGGAAAAAATGTGGCGTGGGCGCAGTCTGAAATCACTGCATGGATGGCGGATCGCATTGCCGAACGTAACCGGGGCTATGACGCATGATGATGACCGTTCAGCAAACAGCCCCTTTTTCTGGCTTGCTTCTTTTCACCGTTTCCAGGTATAGTTTTCCCGCTGTCGCAAAATCGGCAGCCGGGCGTGAGAACCCGAGTTACTCAGTGGCGACACCGGACGCGCCATGCGTCTTTTTTTTGTGTCTATGCCTATGTGCACCTGTTGTTTACGCATCGGTTCTTAAGCCGTTGCTGTATCTGCGTAATGGTGGCTCAGGCGGGGCAGCCTTCGGGCTGGCCGGTACCCATTGAGGCCGGTTTCTCACCCCCGTCTGGGCTACCACCCGAGCGTGAGAACTCCGGTGGTAGTGTTAACCGCTACTCAATGGAGGTTGCCCTTATGGCTACGACCCTCACCCCGTCACACCCGCAGTTTGTCTTTGTGTTTGCCGCCGTTCGTCGCGCAGACCGTAAACCCCGTATCTGTATGCTCCGCACCGTTGCCGGTAATGAACACGCTGCACGTCGTTCCCTCGTTCGCGATTACGTCCTCTCGTTCGCTGGCCGCCTGCCGGTCGCGGAGGTGCGCGCATGAGACACACCACCATTACTGCCCGTGACCTCGAATGTCTGGAGCATATGCGCAATGTCGGCCAGCTCGTCGGCGACCTGATGCAGGTGCAGGACTGCGCCACCGTTCGTCGTGACCCGGCGCAGCAGTTACAGCTCACCTCCGTGATTTACCTCATGACCGCCCAGCTCGACGGCGTGGTAGAGCGCTGCAATCAACGCTGGCTGACCGGAGAGGGCAACGTATGAAAAAGTCATTACCGCCCGTATTACGCGCCGCACTGTATCGTCGCGCCGTGGCCTGTGCATGGCTGACCCTGTGCGAACGCCAGCACCGCTACCCGCACCTCACCCTCGACGCGCTGGAAAGCGCCATTGCCGCCGAGCTGGAAGGCTTCTACCTGCGCCAGCACGGCGAGGAAAAAGGCCGCCAGATTGCCTGTGCCCTGCTGGAAGATTTAATGGAAGCCGGTCCACTCAAAACCGCCCCGTCGCTGTCCTTTCTCGGGCTGGCCGTGATGGATGAGCTTTGCGCCCGTCATATCACGTCGCCGGTACTGCACTGAGGGAGTAAACAACGATGAAAATGAACGTAACAGAAACCGTAAAACAGGCGTGCGGCCACTGGCCGCGCATTCTCCCTGCGCTGGGTGTGAAGGTGATTAAAAACCGTCATCAGTCCTGCCCGGTGTGCGGCGGCTCTGACCGTTTTCGCTTTGACGATAAAGAGGGGCGCGGGACGTGGTTCTGCAATCAGTGCGGCGCGGGTGACGGGCTTAAGCTGGTAGAGAAAGTGTTTGGCGTGACCCCGTCAGAAGCTGCCGGAAAGATAAACGCCGTGACCGGCAACCTGCCGCCGGTTGCCCCGGAAGTGATTGCGGCCGCAGAGGCTGAAACGGAGGCCGACCGCAAAGCGGCGGCCGCGCTGGCCGTCAGGCTCATGGAGAAAACCCGACCGGCCACCGGCAATGCCTACCTCACCCGCAAGGGTTTCCCCGCTCTGGAATGTCTGACGCTCACCGTCATGCATAAAACCGGCGGCGTGACGTTCCGCGCCGGGGATGTGGTTGTCCCGCTGTCTGACGATACCGGCGCACTGGTTAACCTTCAGCTTATCAATGCAGACGGTCTCAAACGCACCCTGAAAGGCGGTCAGGTCAAAGGGGCATGTCATATCATCGAAGGGAAAAAACAGGCCGGAAAACGCCTGTGGATTGCAGAGGGTTATGCGACCGCACTCACCGTGCATCACCTGACCGGGGAAACCGTCATGGTGGCGCTGTCCTCCGTGAACCTCCTTTCTCTGGCGAGCCTTGCCCGTCATAAACACCCGGCCTGTCAGATTGTCCTCGCCGCCGACCGTGACCTTAACGGCGACGGCCAGAGTAAAGCCGCTGCGGCCGCAGATGCCTGTGAGGGCATTGTTGCCCTGCCGCCGGTGTTCGGTGACTGGAATGATGCGTTTATACCGTACGGCGAGGAAGCCACGCGCAAAGCCATTTATGACGCTATCCGGCCACCGGCGCAAAGTCCGTTTGATACCATGAGCGAGGCAGAATTTACCGCCATGAGCGCCAGCGACAAGGCCTTGCGGGTGCATGAGCATTACGGCGAAGCGCTGGCGGTGGATGCGAACGGCCAGCTCCTGTCCCGCTATGAAAACGGCATCTGGAAAAATATCCCTGCCGCCGCTTTTTCACGGAATGTGGCTGACTTATTCCAGCGTCTGCGCGCCCCGTTCTCATCGGGGAAAATTGCCTCGGTGGTGGAGACCCTGAAACTGATTATTCCGCAGCAGGATACTCCGGCGCGTCGTCTGATTGGCTTTCGCAACGGGGTACTCGATACCCAAAGCGGCCTGTTCAGCCCGCACAGTAAATCACACTGGCTGCGCACGTTGTGCGACGTGGATTTCACCCCGCCGGTGGACGGGGAAACGCTGGAGACTCACGCGCCGAACTTCTGGCGCTGGCTCGACCGTGCGGCTGGCAAAAATCCACAAAAACGCGATGTGATACTGGCTGCGCTGTTTATGGTGCTGGCGAACCGTTACGACTGGCAGCTCTTTCTCGAAGTGACCGGTCCCGGCGGGAGTGGAAAAAGTATTCTGGCTGAAATCGCGACCCTGCTCGCCGGAGAGGATAACGCCACGTCAGCCGATATCGACACGCTGGAAGACCCGCGCAAGCGTGCCTCCCTGATTGGCTTCTCGCTTATTCGTCTGCCTGACCAGGAAAAATGGAGCGGTGACGGCGCAGGGCTTAAGGCCATCACCGGCGGCGATGCGGTCTCGGTTGACCCGAAATACCAGAACCCCTATTCCACGCATATTCCGGCGGTGATTCTGGCCGTGAACAATAATCCCATGCGCTTCACCGACCGCAGCGGCGGTGTGTCACGTCGCCGGGTGATTATTCACTTCCCGGAACAGATTGCCCCGGAGGAACGCGACCCGCAGCTCAGGGATAAAATTGCGCGCGAGCTGGCCGTGATTGTGCGCCAGCTTATGCAGAAATTCAGCGCCCCTATGACCGCCCGCGCACTGCTCCAGTCGCAGCAGAACTCCGACGAGGCGCTCAGCATTAAGCGCGATGCTGATCCGACGTTTGATTTTTGCGGTTATCTGGAAATGCTCCCGCAGACCAACGGGATGTTTATGGGGAATGCCAGCATCATCCCGCGTAATTATCGTAAATATCTCTATCACGCGTATCTGGCCTATATGGAGGCTAACGGGTACAGGAACGTGCTCAGCCTGAAAATGTTCGGGCTGGGGCTGCCCATGATGCTGAAAGAGTACGGCCTGAATTATGAGAAGCGGCACACCAAGCAGGGGATACAAACCAATCTGTCGCTGAAAGAGGAAAGCTACGGCGACTGGCTGCCGAAGTGCGACGACCCCGCAGCAACATAACCTCACTCAGACCGGCAACAGCCGGTCTTTTCTTTTATGGCCATTGCCGAAAGCTGAACAATGTGCTGCTCACTCTTTCTCGGTTGATTTAACATTATCTCATTGATATTATTGTTTTTAATATGATTTTAGTGGTAAGTGCATCCCTTAAAATCGTAAATTCTTTAATAATGTTGAGAGAATCAAGGAAATCACGCTACTATTTGTGTCTAATACTATTGGTTTTTGGCTAAAGGTGCGTGAGTGAGATTGGTGTTGAAATGAGCAATAATAAAAATATTGGACAGCTATTTACAAGTCAGGCTATTAATGCTGTTGCAGATGGCGATTTTTCCTTACTCCATGAGTTAATAGGTAATGTTTTAACTCCTAAATTTTTTCCTGTTAAAGTATCCGAAATATTCGATATAGCATTTAAGAAATTATCACATGAATATAAATCAGAATATTTTTTCAAAAATATCATAGCAAACGAAGTATTTTTGAAAAAACATAAAAAAAATGAAGCTGTAATGCTTTCTGAATTTCGAGTTGGAACAAATAAAGCTGATTGTGTAATATTAAATGGATTATCAACTTGCTATGAAATAAAAACGGAGTTAGATAATCTAAAGAGATTGCCAGAACAATTAGATTCATACATAAGCTTATTCGATAAAGTTTATGTTGTAGCAGCAAAAACTCACATCGAAAAAATAAAACTAATCGTTCCAGAAGCTGTTGGTATCATTGAACTCACAGATAAAAATAAGCTGGAAGAAATTAAACCTGCGTTAACCATCAATTCTGAAATTAATCCAAAATTAATGATTGGTTCAATGAGAATTGCAGAATATAAATTTATGGCAGAGGAAATATCAGGGGATAAAATTAACCTACCAAACATGGATGTATATTCTTTCTGCTTAGAAATATTTGAGAACACAGATTCTTATACCCTAAGAAAACACTTTCGTAACTCGCTGAAAAAACATAGGGCTAATGATATTAGCTTCATTAATACGCTACCTAGATCACTAAAATCATCGGCAATTAGCTATAGTATTACTCAGACTCGTCAGAGATCGCTGACAAAAATACTATCAAGTTACATTGAAAAGGATGATATATGTACTTCCCTTTACTGAGAGGTAAGCAGTACGAGTTGATAGCATTAAAAGAGTTATCAACTATTGTTCCTAACGATCTTTTTAAACCGATAATTGAACCCGTACGAAAAAATCTCAAACAGCTCGAAGTTGCAGTTAAGTTATTGAATAAAAACAAAATTATACCAATTATAATTGTTAACTCTGAAATAGGTGAATTAAAAGGTAATACAAATAATTTTATTAACAATCTATATAATATTAAAGGAATATCATTCATGCCGTGTATTAAATACATTGATGATATTCAAGAATTTGATAGATTGAATGGTATTATAAATGGTGAGAAAGCATCCTATGTTGAGAGTGGGGTAACCAAAGAGCTAGTTTCTCGTTTAAAAGTGTTTTCTATTAACATTATACCTGAAGGTTCTCCTAATATTGTTTTACAGCAGTTATCCAATATAGTATTAATGGATGATCCCTTTAAAAAGAAAAAAAGGAACGCTGACTATCCTTCTAATTCATATTTTTCGGACTTGCATGTAAGGTATTCCGGAGTTCATAATTCAGTAATTGGTTTTGGTGATTTTAATATTGCGGGTTCAGATTACGCTGAGTCTGGCGGCCCTGCATACGTAGTGACTATTCATGTGAGCTATCTAGATAGTAATGAATTTGACGCTATGTCAGTTAGACATTTTTCTTCTGTAGATGATGGAACTCCTTCGAATCCATCAGGCAAATTCCAGCAAGCTTTAGAAAAACTTGTATTGCACGATCAAAATTTTCCTAAATTTTTTGATAATACATCAGGCCTAAGAGGGTTCAAATCATTGCATGCGCGAAGACATTACCCTGGATTAGGTCAGGTTAAACAATTGTCAATGCAACATCATATTGAAACGATCTGTAACTTCATCGCAGTCTAATTTTGTAATATATTTATAAATATGTGTATGATAGTGACTATCATAATAGGATTTATCATCATTTCAATACATTAACTGCTAATCATGATCCTTGTTGAGTGCGGGATGAATTATGAAAAGCTGATTACAAAACAGGCATTTCGGAAAAACCTGCTGCGGAAAGAATAAATCTACGGCGACTGGTTGCCTAAATGCAACGAACATACAGCGATTCAACCTATCTTAGACCGGCAATAGCCGGTCTTTTTCTTTCTTATCATTACCACAAGGTGAACAATCCACTGTTCACCCTTCACCGTATATTCACCCGCTATAACCATGAAATCATTGGCAAAAAAACAAAGGTGAACAGTGTGAACAGTAAAACCTAAAAAAACTTTTTATCCCCCACCACATCGCCTGACCGGCGCATCCAGAGCGAGCAAAAATCACAAAGGTGAAGAGTCGACTGTTCACTCTTCACCAACTCATCACCATTTATCTGTATGATTTAAAATGGAAAATTAGCGTGGTGAACAGTGTGAATAGTTAAATGTAAAAAAAGTTTTTTATGGCATTTGCGTCCCGGTTAGGATCCGGGTGACGGATCCTAACCGAATGAGGTATTGGCCTTTAATTAGTCAGTAATATCAGATAGCTAAGTTTGAGGTGGTCGAAAAATTCGGTGGGGGCACAAAAGGGGGCATATCACTTGTTGTTTATTAATTATTTGTTGTATTTCAATTAATTAAATTAAGATTTGAGTCCGGCCTTCGCACCAAAAGTATGTAAATAGACCTCAACTGAGGTCTTTTTTTATGCCTGAAATCCAGTGTTTATCTACCTTTCCCGCTATATTAACTCTCTCAAGGTCAACCGATATCAACGTACATCTACC